TGTATCTGCACGATTTCACTACACAAAACCAGAATCTCCTTGGTTCCGGCGTTCCCCATGAGGAGGCCATTTGTTGCAGTGAAAGTATGTAAGATTCCAGAATCAGACGTTTCATTCTGATATATTGTGACCCGCCTATCTCTAAATATCAAGGATAGGATAATCTTTACATACACGAAGATCAAACTCCCGCCGTAGACACTCGACAAGAGATACTCGACAGCGGAGCGATTAACACCTCGATCGAGGTTGTTACTAGCCGACGTAAGGTCATATACCCATATAGACCAATCGTTCGCGTGATTTTCGTTTCCTCTTATGGACATAGCGTCTGCTAAGTCCCACGCCTTCCAACTTCGATTGAAAGCAGAGTAGAGTGTTGGCCGCTGTGTTAGCAGGCCAGCAAGCATGTGTGCTAAGGGTTGGCAACACATGTTCACGTAGGATGGTTCCATTGTGATCCACCTACGCTTCCCGCCAGGCTCAGAGACACAATGAGCCCTGGCCTCGATCGGCTTGTTTCCCACAAGCTCCTCGAGATTAGCGAGGCAATCCGCCTCGAAATAGGGAGGAAGCTTCCCCAAATATCCATTTTGGATACATAACTCAATGCTGAGTTGGTGAAGCTGAGGTGGAAACTCTTTGTCTAAGCCAAAGATCGGCTCCTCAAGTTTTCCTGAGGAGTACACGCCATTCATTTGCGCGTCCACCAGTGTTTCAGGTGCGTCCCACGTCCTAAAAGACGAAGAAAGAAAGTAACTGAACTTGGTATCAAGTGCAGCTTCTCTACACATCGTGTAGAGTTTCGGAACACCTTTTTGAGTCCAGAACTCCCTACCAAACCAGGTAGTCGAACGCAACGTTCTTGGAGCCTGTTCTCTCACATATTTCTCCACATACAGTCGAAGAATTTCGACTCCTTTGCCCCCTTGGGCTCTAGTTTTATCAAAACTAGCTGAAAAGGAAGCGGAAATATGAGGATGTAAAAAGTCAGTCGACATTTTACTTCCTATGGAAGATGCGATCTTAGGTACCCAATCGGGTATTGCCCTTCGCGGTTTCTGCAATTCTGCTTGAAACTCAAAGATCTCGTCTCTTACCAGTCGATCATTCATGATCAATACTGGGAAGTTCCTTGTTTGGGTGAGCATGGTAATGACTTCTCCGTCCTCTTTTGTCAATTTTTGACCATAAAGTAGTTTCCACAAAAATGGAAAATTATCATACCACAAGGAATCCAAGGTACCATCCCCCCTGATTCCAGGGATTCCACGGTGAACCCGTGGGATGGTTTCTGTACTGTCAGAGAAAATTCTTCTCATATGTAAGACGAGCGTCTTCCACATCGCCAGTACAGAGTTGGGGTTGTGTACGTGTGAACACACGCACCACCTCCAAAGCCTAGAAATAAGCTTGTTTTGTTCCCCGTACGAAATGTACGGAGAGGCCAGCGCTAGATTGTCTTCTATCGCGCGCCAAGTGTAAACTAAATGTTTAACACGGGTCTCACTGGACCTCGACAATTTGTCGATAACATCCACAGGAAGTGTCCGGAACAAATCCAATGAATGAAGTATCCTCTTTCTAGTTTTAGGAAGATATGATGAGCCGAATAGGTTAAACCGATCTATCTTCTCTCCTCGTTCATTAACCGAGTAGAACACACCTAAGAGTGTGCCTTCGAAAGACTTGGCATTACCGGTTCCCG